GTTCGACTACCACTTCCTGCGCGAGGCGGGGGTGCAGCTGCCGGACGATCGGATCGATTGCACCATGATCCGCGCCGCTCTAATATCCGAACACGAACCTACCTATGAACTTGATTTCTTGGCTCGTAAATATGCAGGTACTCGCAAGGATTCGGAGATATATGAGGAGATGGCTACCCTTTTCGGTGGTCGTGCTACTCGCAACGCTCAGATGCCAAATATATCTCGTGCGCCTGAGGACATGGTGGCACGGTATGCGAAACAGGATGCGCTCGCGACGATGAAGCTGTACCGGTGGCAGGAAGGTGAAATCGGCAAGCTGTCGAAGGTCCATCAGCTGGAGCGTCGGCTGCTGCCGGTCATCATCCGAATGGAAGAGGGCGGTGTGCGGGTGGACATCGATCGGGCAGAGGAGGCCGTCCGTGGCCTCACGAAGCGCATCGAGACCGCTCAGCGGGATCTGAATACCATGGCCGGATTCGAGGTCAACCCGAACCCTTCCGGATCGATTGCGAAGCTATTCGAGCCGAAGCTGGAGATAGACGGTGAGTGGTACCTGAATGACGGAACCCGCGCTGATAAGACCGAAGGAGGCAAGGCGTCGATCAATGCAGAGTGCTTGCGGCGCATGAAGCATCCGGCGGCGAAGATGATCCTCGACCTGCGCAAAATGCTTAAAACCCGCGACACATTCCTGTCTGGTCACATATTGGGACATCACAATGACGGTGTTATTCACTGTAACTATAACCAGACTAAAAACGACGCTGAAGCTGGCACCGGAACCGGTCGGCTATCAGTTACTAATCCTGCATTGCAGCAGATACCGTCTCGGGATAAAGAAATCAAGTCGCTGGTACGCCCCATTTTTCTCCCGGACGAAGGAGCAGCATGGCTTGGTATGGATTGGTCGCAGTTCGAGTTTCGAGTCGCTAATCACTACGGGCAAGTCCCCGCCATTCTCAAGGCATACAAGGACAACCCGAACTTGGATTTCCACCAGCTAGTATCCGACATGACCGGAATTCCTCGAAATGCGGAATATGCGGGTGGCCCATCGTCCAAAGCGATTAATCTCGGGCTGGCATTCAACATGGGCGCTGGTCGATTGGCGCAGGAAATCGGACTACCGTGCACCGAAGAGACGATGCCGGATGGTCGGCCATTCGTGAAGCCCGGACCGGAGGCGCTGGCGATCTTCGAGAAGTACCACACCGCGAATCCGGGAATGCGCAACATGCAGCAGAAGGCATCCGCGATCGCTAAACAGCGGGGGTACGTGCAGACCATGATGGGTCGTCACATCCGGTTTCCGGGTGGGCAGTTTACGCACAAGGCGTCGGGGCTGATCTACCAAGGCACCAGCGCCGATGCGATGAAGGTCAAACTCATCGAAATCGACAGGTATCTGACCGAGCATGACGCGGGGCGGCTGCTGCTGACCGTACATGATGAAGTCGGGATATCGCTCGAAAAGGACGCGAATCCGGAGGCGATAGCGAAGATATATACGACATTCGACGGAGAGTCGTGCGAAATGCGGTTCCGGGTGCCGATCACCTGCGATTGGGGTGTGGGTGACAACTGGTACACGGCGAAAGGCTGATACTACGTCACCCGTACGATTATGTTATAATACACATTCTAACCTATAGAGGGCATTCATGAAGATCGATTTAACGATGGACGGCATGTGGGGTTCGTGTGGCAAGGGCGGCGTGTCCGGCTGGCTCGCCAAGCGCGTACCGTATGACACGGTGGTATGTTCGTATGGCACACAAGCTGGTCATACCTACAATGACCGCGCACGGGGCCTGAAGATGATGGTGCAGCAGCTGCCGGTCGGCGTATCGGGTCCGACGGTGAAGACCGTCATGCTCGGACCGGGATCGCTGATTCATGCGGGTACCCTGCAGCGAGAAATACAACAGTATATGACCGGCGGTCAGCGGCTGGTGATTCATGAACACGCGGCGGTAGTGCGTGATGACCACGCGGAGCGCGAGAAATCGCTCGGCATGACCAAAATTGGATCCACCACCAAAGGCGTGGGCGCGGCGATGGTCGATCGGATCATGCGCGATCCGGATTCGAAAGCGGTAGCCAAGCTCGGATTCGCGAATCACCCATTGGGGCAGTTCGTGGTCGATAGATTCGAATACGACCGCATCCTGAACGAGTCGAGGACGCTGCTGGTCGAAGGCGCACAAGGATTCGGGCTGTCGCTGTATCATGGTGACTGGCCGTACTGCACATCACGCGACGTGACGCCGTGGCAGATCGCGGCAGACTGTGGATTACCGTTCGTGTGGGCACCAGCAATCACAGTATGGATGGTGGCGCGTACGTTCCCGATTCGCGTGAACAATCGTGATGGCACATCGGGTCCGGCGTATCCGGGGCAGAAAGAGATATCGTGGGGCGATTTGGGCCGCGAGCCTGAACTCACCACGGTGACCAAGCTGCCGCGTCGCATCTTCGAATTCTCGGATGTACAATACCAACACGCGATGCTACACTGCGCGGGTTTATCGACCAAGACGGTGCTGACATTCGCGGATTATTGTAACGAGGACACACTGACCGACATCATTCGTAGGATGCACGGTACTGGATGGGGACCGGATTACCTTTGCTTCGGTCCGGATGACGCAGACATTAGGGAGATTGATTATGCCGATTTTTGAGGCGATCGGGTACACCGATGAGATGAACCCGCTACCATGGCGCAAGCACGAAGGCAATCCCGCATTGCTGGTCGATGCCAATGGCTTGCCGGTCGCGGATTTCGAGACACGCGATATATACAAGGGTGTAACTGGTTCGTGCGACATCAATGCCGATTTCGCATTGCGAGCAGTGTCTGCATACCACAAGCGCACTGGTGCCGATATTAAGCAGCTGCAGGATCGTATCGTCGAATGGGCAGATTCGAACTTCCCGAATCGCACGACCGCAGATGTTCTGCTTAAGCTGTACGAGGAACTTGGTGAGTATGCGCGTGATCCGAAATCACCACTTGAATTCGGCGATATCATGATACTGCTGCTCGATGTCGCGCATATGAACGGCATCGATATACAGAAGGCCATCATGGACAAGATGGATATTAATGAACAACGGTCTTGGAGAGTAGACCAAAATACGAGGATTATGCGCCATGTCTGATAACGTAGAACCTAAAGAAGAGTATCTAGCATTCCCACTCACATTCGACCATCCGCAGAGTAATCAGCGTTATGTGCACACCGGCATGACATTGCGCGATTACTTCGCAGCGAAGATAGTACAGAGTCTAGTGATAAACAATAAAGGGTATGTCGAACCGCATCATCTCGAATCAAATGCTCGAACTGCATATGCACAAGCAGATGCAATGATGAAAGTACGTGATGAAAGCGAATGAGTGGTTACGTGCGTCGTACACCAAACGATGGACGATAGTAAATACGATAAAATCGCAATCGGTAGCGGAGCATTCATTCAACGTGATCGGCATCGCGATGCGAATCGCTACCGCGATCGAGTGGAATGGCCGGTTTCATTATGCGCAGCAGCTGGATTTGATATCTTGGGCGATGTCGCACGATATCGTAGAGATTTACACCGGTGATATGCCGACGCCATTCAAACGTGCATTGGAATCACGCGGTGCGAATATGCTGGATGCCGAGCAAGAATTCATGCCCGAGTACGGTGGCATGTATCGTCAAGCCGAAGGCACTGTGCATGGTATGATAGTGAAGCTTGCAGACATACTCGAAGCGATCTGGTTCTTAAAGGATAACGGCATCGGCGATCACGCCAAAAATGTACTATCTGGCCTATATGATACCATGTATGATATGATCGATCGGTATGAGAAGGACTATCCGGATTTGAAAATTCGATCGGGATTGTTCGAAGTCCGAAAGGAAATGGGTATATGAAATGTGTGAAGTGTGATTCGGCGACGCACGTGATATTGACATACAAAAATGTTGATAACTCGATAAAGCGTCGTCGTGAGTGTAAGAACGTGAAATGCAAACATCGTATGACCACTAGGGAGAAAATCGATGAGTCAAGAGTCAATACACAAGATCATAAGTGAACGTGCTAAGAATTATGGTGACTTTCGCGAACAGGCGAAACTCGCGATCGATCTGAAGGATATAATCCGGCATGGCCGGTCGTACGAATTCATGCCGTCGTACATGAAAGAATCGCTTGATATGATCTGCCACAAGATGGCGCGGATCGTAAATGGCGACCCGAGATACCCGGATTCATGGGTCGATCTAGTGGGCTACGCGCAGCTGGCGCGGGACCGGCTGACCGACGATCTAGAGCTTGACAAATTGCTCGGTCCACACGACGAGCCGTTGGTAAAGACTTATCAGTCTGATAATGGTCACACCGTTTCGACCACCGTCACGTGGTAGATACTTGACAAGGTATGGTACCCGTGGTATAATTCATATCACGGGGACTTCCCGAACATAGCGAATAGAGGGTAAAATGGCAAAGTCTAAAGTAGTGATCACCGAAGATATGGTCGATGAATTGGTCACCGTGCGCGAGAAGCTACGCGCCTTGACCGCTCGCGAGAAGGAGCTGAAGGAGATGTTCCGCGAGGGTGGTGCCGCCACCTACTCATCGAAGAACTGCGCGGTGGAGATTACCTTCACCAGCAAGATGATACTGGATTCCGAAAAGGTCCGTGCATTCATCGGACCGAAGAAGCTACCGGAATTCATGAAGCCATCTGAGCAGATGAATATCAAGACGATGGAGCTAGTCTGATGAACGACGAACACTTCACCACCAACACGCCGAAGCTGGTACCGTACGACACGGGCAAAATCAAGATCGGCATCCGATATGAGCAGCCTCGATTCGTACCGTCCGATGACGAGCGAATGATTCAAGGGGTGCTGCTGCCGAAGGATCAGCCACTGCGACACAACATCTGGATCGAAGTCCTCGAATGGGGAATCATCCTGTCCGTGATCACGGTCTGCGTCCTCTATTTCGTGAAGGACTGACATGAAGACATCTATCACCAATCGAGTACGAACGTACCTCGAAGCGAATCCCAAAGCGCCATCGAAAGTGGTCGCCGAGGCACTTGGCTTGACCCGCCAGCAGGTATACACCGCCCGGTGGGTTGTGGGCAAGAAAAAGCGTAAAGCGGCGTCGAAGAAGCGTAAAGAGACGATCGCGGCCAAGACCACCGCATTCGTGCCGCAGATCAAGTACGGCGAAATCGTCGGGGTCCGATCAGCCGATCCGGAGCCGATACAGAAGGTGGAGCCGGTCGGATGGGCCGGGGTGTGGGAAGCCATCAAAAAAGCGTGGCAGAATCGCAAATGAATGACATTTTAGACGATAGAGGTGATGAAATGGGAATGTCCAGAAAAATGCGTCGCGTGTGGATGGAAAAGCGGATCATGGAGATGGAAATCGAAGATACGTCTCCCGATGTCGAATTTCCGGATTTCAGTCGTATGTCGCTTGCGATGGTCGAGCGGTACTACGACGAGTGGTTCGGCGAGGGATCGGCGGCGAGACTCGGCAAAATGTGCGAATTTCAATTCGACCCGCTTGTTGCACCGAAACAACAGTCTCACGCAAATACTTGACAAAGTATCGTACCCGTGGTATAATATAGTTACTGGGGATTTTCCCAGCATAGATGATAGAGGAGAAACAAAATGCAAATCGCTACCTACACCAAGACCGGCAAAGCAGTTGAAATCCTGACAGTATCGCGTGGCTGGGTCCGCATCCGCCAGCACGACAAAAAGGAGGTATCTGTGCGAAGCACCGAAGTGACCGACGTCCATGAGGCAGCAGCGCTGCCGGTTAAGAAGGCCGAGCCGAAAGCTCGCAAGGTGATCGACATCAATGAGCGCAAGAATGGCGTGGTCGATTCCCTCTACCTGCCGCAATATGTGGCGAACCGCGTGACCCGCGCCGATGGATCGCTCAAGCGAGCACTGGATTGCGGCGATGAAGTCGCGGCCAAGCTCCGCGCCATGACGATCGACGAGGTATACGCATTCGCGGCCAAGCTGGTGGACATCAAGCCGACCGCGCTGAAGGCGAAATATGAGGGTCTGAATGTCGGCATGCAGCGCATGAATCTCGGCAATATGATCCGCAAGGCTCTCCGTGGTGCTTGACAAAATACTACACCCGTGCTATAATAGGGGTGCTGGCGATCCGGCACCCCATAGATGATAGAGGAGATTTTCAATGACTTATTCCGTAATCACCACCCCCGAAGGTCGATTCCAGATCACTCATGCCACCATTCACATGAATGGCGACTGGACATTCGACTCTGAAGCCGATGCGCGTCGGGTCCTGCGCGAGATGGCGCTGGATTCGGCTTGGGCGAGACATGAAGCGGCTGCAGCAGACCTTGCATGGGACCAATATGAGCGGGAGTATGGCGATGACTAAAATCCGAATCTTTGATGGTGAATTCAGCGGCGAGATGTTATTCAATGGCCGCTTCATCGTGAAATTCTGGGCGCTGCGAAATGAGCGGGGCCTACAGGCGTCATTCGAGCAGCCCGAGGGTAAACCACCCATCTCGGACATGGAACTATTCAAGGCATTGGAGGCCATCGTCAATGGCGACTGATCAGGAAATCGTCGAGCAGGTGCTGCTGGAGCACCAGCCCCGGTCATTCAACGACCCGAATTACGTGCCGTGGTGGGCCAAGCCTCCGCACGGCGAGAAGATGAACACGTCGTATACCACCAAGAGCGGCGTGACGGTATCTGCGGGACGCGTGACGGGTCGGGTGAATACATCAGTACCCGCCGTGGAGCCGAAGGCCACGAAGGTACCTTCCGGTCCGTCCGAGCCACCCTCGGTCCTGTGCGATCGGTACGGCCTATCGCACTCGCTGTACTTGGACGCGCCGAATAAGGGCGTCGGGGTCATGCGGGTGCGAAATGCGATCAAAAAGATGAATCTCGAATGAGCATGGAGGACTGGGATATGTTCATCGCATCTGCGGTATCCGCTGCCGGATTCTATCTGGCGCTCGAATCGAGCGAATGGTTCTGGCTGATGTGCATGGCCGGAATATCTTACATCTTACTGAAAGACGCATATGACGACCGACACCACCGTTGAAACCCGATTCTGCACGTCCTGCCAAGCGGTCCGATCTACTGAAGGTGGCGTTGTCAAACCGACCCGAGGCGTACCCCGTTGGGTGTGCAAGCCATGCCTTGAACGTAAGACCATCAGTCAATACATGAGCGCCAAGCGCGATGTAAAATTTTCACCTCGGGGTCACTATGACTAGAGATGACATTGTCCGCATGGCGCGGGAAGCTGGGCTGGTGATGTATGACTATTCACACCCTAGTCTTGAACGCTTTGCCAAGCTGGTAGCAGAAGCGGAGCGCGAGGCGTGTGCAGCAGTCTGTGACAGATTAGGCGATGAGTACGCTGACGCGAATCCAGCAGACTGCGCTTCTGCTATCCGCGAGAGGGGTGCGTCATGACCGACAAAGAGCTAATGCAAGAGGCGCTGTATGCGTTGACATATGTGGGTGATGCTAAAGAAATTTACAGCGACACAATCGAATCCCTACGCGCCCGACTAGCGCAGCCAGAGCAACGCTCAGAGCAATGGTGGAAGCACGAGGTGAGTAACGCTTGGGCGCAGGGGTATGAGAAAGGTAGATTACAGCGCGAATGGCAAGGGTTGACGGATGAGGAGATGATGATGATCTATGGGCAAAGCCACGAAGGAAAGAAGTACAGCCTCGGTCGCGCCATCGAAGCCAAGCTAAAGGAGAAGAACAGTGGATGACGATGATCTACACCTACTGGCTGCAGCATTCGCTACTAACCGCAAAGACGCGTACATCGAAGGCATGAAGAGCGGTGAAGTAGACCCGATGAGTGAAGACGCATTGAATGGCAAGTGGCTCGCGCACTACGAAGGCTACAGGGAAGGATTTCATGTAGCGCGGGAGCTTAACGCAACATTGGTCGAACAGATGGGAATCGAAGGGTATGGAACGTTGGCGATCGCTGCCGCTATACGAAATAAGGTGGTCATATGAACGCGTATGTACTTGCTGAATTCATGCTGATGC